TATTTTCCATATCTTCGGCAGATGCAAAATCTTTAGCATGTTTTCCATCTAATGTATCGGCATTTCCGCCATCTTTATTTTTTGATTCTATTTCTATTTGTTTCATATTTTGGTCTATAATATCAAAATTATTATTAAATACGTCTATATCGTAAAAATCATCTTGCGAATCCTTTCTAAGACTATAATTTTGAGTAAATTCAGCCATTTAAAAACCCCCTTTCAGCTAAATCATTTCTTAATTTGTAATGAGAAAACATTTTCATTTCAGAATGTTTCAAAGGTTTAAAGAATCTATGTATATTTTTAAAAATTATACTTATAATCATGTTTGCCGGAATCATTTTATCAAGTATTTCCTTAACTTCACTTAAAGCCGTATCATCTATATTTAAAAGTCTCACATAAATTAAATAGTCATTATGCTTAACAAACAAAAGAAAATTATCTTTACCGCATATTATTGCAAGCTGTCTTGAAAGACTTATTAAAGTATATGGCAATTTGTCTGTTATTTTTATATACAAAGCTCTTCTTCTTTGCTCAATATCTTTTCTTCCTTTTTTAACATTCATTATTTTTTCATATCTTGCTATTCCTTTTTCTCCTGATTCTAATATATATTGGTCTGAAAAAGCCTTATTAATTTCATCTTTAAGTTTGTAAATAAAGAACTCTTCGGCGTTAAAAAGTTTTTTAAATTCTTCAATATTTTGTAAAAATTCCGGAAGGTATTCTATAAGCAAAATTAGTTCACCTCAATTTTATTTCCATTTATAATTAATTCTCTTAATACAGGTATACAATCCATATCAATTATTAAATTATCAAAAGGATTTAGATTATTTATCGTTATTTCTGATACTGATTTAATACCATTAATATTAAATATATCTGTACCGATACGCATAGCTATAATTTCTGTATTTTCAGAATCAGCCCATTTAACTGCTAATTCTTTCATATAATCATTTATTTCATTAATAACATATTCTGAAATATCCTCTAATTTATAGCCATTTTCGTATGTAAGTTCAATATTTATAGTAATATTACATTCTCTTACCCCAACAACTGTAACTTTATGTCCGATGGGAGCGAATCCGTCTCCGTTTCCTGTTGTTTTTTCGGGGTCTGCCATTTCCTTTACTTCTTTTAAAAACTCCTCTGACGGCATAGTATAATCGCTTGATATAACAATAACTTTAACAGTACCGCCTCCGTTAAAAACGGGAATTACTTTACAGCCGCCTATACCGCTTATAGAATTAACTTTTTCAATATAATCTTTCTTATTGCCTCCAAAAGCAAGAGAATTAAAGCTGTCAAAGTATCTTTTTCTAAAGTTTTCCGTAGTTTCTTCATCTTCACCAGTTATTATAACTTCTGTTATAACAGCTTTTGTAAGGTCTTTTATATTATCTAAAGGAATTAAATTTCCAAAAGCTCTATGCCCTATCGTTCCCAATGTCTCACAAACAAGCCTGTAACAGTTTTCGCTTATTTTTTCATCAGCATAAAAAATAAGATTGTTTATAGAAAACCTTGAACCTATCGGAACATCAATGTTAAACTCACCTTTCATAACAGCCGGAGACGCCGATTTAGGCTTTAATCCTCTTTCAGCGGCTCGTCTTATAAGATATTCTCTATCAGCCGTATCAGCAAATGTTTGATTTAAAAAGTTATCAAGAGAAATATACATTTGAGCAAGTTCTGCACAAGCCAGAGCAAGTGCATCATAAATAATTGAACCCTGTCTCTTGTCAATATTATTTGACACAAGAGACAAGGCTCTTTTTAAAATAAACTCATATGTCATATTTTCAAACATATTAAATATTTACCTCCCAATCAATATTTATATCCCCAAATATAGTAATAACTTTAAATTTCACATAAAGAGTTGTTTTGTCAACATCTGTAAACTCAAAATCAGTTGTATTTTTTATTCTGTCGTCAACGCTTAATGCGTCCTGTATTCTGCCTATAAGCATACTTTTAACAAACTCCTTAGGCTTTCCAAAAAGGTCGTTTAATTCAATACCATAATTATAATTATATATTTCATGTTTATATCTGTCTGTCATAAGTATTTTATAAACAGCCTGTTTAACGCTTTCTATTTCGTCTATGTAATTTTCTATTTTCTCTTTATTAACTTTTATTTTATATGATAGAGAAGGTAAAACAGAAACAATTATACCGTTTTCAATATTATCAATATTTTCTAAAGGTATCATTTAATCATCTCCTAACAAGTCTATAACAAAAAACTGCTGTCCCCCTGTTTTTCTTATCATAACAACATTATCCTTAATATTTAATTCCTTTACGCTTTTACATAAAACTATTTGTTTTTCATTAAGTATAAGCTTATCTGTCACTTTTATTGTAAGTGGGTTAGGTTTTATACTTTCAACAACTCCTATAACAATGTCCGTAAGCTGCATTGTGTTTATATATTGTGCAGCGGCTATTTTTATAGGTGTTACAAAATCACTCATTATACCACCTTCCAATCTGTTAAATCAAGCTTTATAGTATGCTCATTATTTTTAAATGAATGTGTACACTTTTCAACGGCAAACCAATTATTTATACCTGATTCTCCTATATCATCAATTTTTACCATTATACCACTTCCTCCCCTTATTTGTTCCTCTCCTATTCCTACTGCTGTACACTCTATGGAAAGAGATTGTTTTATTCTGTTTTTTATCTCAAGTATTTTTTCGGCAAGCATTATTATTTGTGCCGAATTATAACAATCTGGCACGCTTTCATAATATTGCAGTATTCCCCACATAGCTTGACTAAGGCTGTCATCAACTTGATAAACGTCTCTCTTTTTTGTTTCTTCGTTGTCCCTATATAGTTTTACTCTGTTATATGTATCGCTGTCTATATCAGTTTTACAATTAAAATCAATAAGGCTTATATCTTCACTCATAAGCATAAGCGGCAGTTTCATATTTTCAAGACTTTTTAATGTAAGACTTCCAAAATCGTCATAAAGAACAAACATCTTTCCGGTATTTATCAAAGTTAAATCTAAGGCATTAAGTATAATATCAAACAACGGCTGATTATCTTCACTTCTGCTGTCTATAACATATTTAGTATCTTCTATATCGCCAATTTTTAATTTAAAATTTGATGCTATATTTTTAAGAACATCAGACGCTTTTAAATTTGAATATACATACGTATCTTTATTGTTTAAATATCTTAGCTGGTCATATGCCGTAACCTTTATAATATGGTCTTTACTTCGGTTCTTTGTAAACACATAGCCGCTAAACATTTTATACCCATTTACAATTAAACTTACATTATTGCCTTCAGCAAAATTTATTTTATCCCCTTGCGGTATATCTCTTGCTATGTTGAAATTTAAACTTGCCGGACTTCCGCTCCTTTGGCTTGTAAGAGTAATTTCACCCTCACATAAAGCAGACGCCTCAAACTTTGTACTTATATTTCCGTTATTTATATATAATTCTATATCCATACAGCCACCGCCTTTTTATGGAAGTTTCAAAACCATGCCCGGATATATTTTATTAACATCAGATATATTATTAAGTTCAGCTATTTCCTTATATCTTCCGCCGTCGTTAAGCTGTAACTTGGCTATTTTCCATAATGAATCACCTTTTTTTACCGTGTATGTATCTGCCGTGTCCTTTGTCTCCCTTTGCTTTTCCTCTGATACAATGGTTTTATTGTCTCCATTTTTCTCATCAGAGGCAGTAATTTTTGATATTTCAACAGGTCTGTACTCTTTAAGCTTAATATCAACCCAAAAATCCCCTTCTTCTCCTGCATTTTCATCAATGGTATAATCCTCAAAAGATACAAGCAAATTCGTACCAAACAATCGCCTTCCATCAGGCAAAACCCTTGTAACATCAAATCTTACAGGCTTTTTATTTTCTTTGTACTCTCTGAATTTAATCAAATAATAAAGCGGCTCTTTAAAATCAAGATATGAATAAGCAAAAATATTGTCTTTGGGAAGTAATATTTTAAAACTAAATTCTCTTAATCCTATATCTTTTATTATGTTAAATTCACCTTTTTTAACGAGTTCTATTGTTTTATTTTTATTTCCTACTTTTGTTTTATACGCTGCCGGAGAAACAGGCAATGTTATAAAACTGTCTGATTTTCCATCTATACAAAAGCTAAATAAATACATTTACTATACTCCTTTGTTTTTTACTAAAAAAGCCCCCTTTTCGGAGGCTTAAAACTTTAAATTAAACTATTTTCTTTTCAATCAACGGAATTATGTTATCACCTTTAAGAAGATTATATATAAACAATCTTCCCTTTTGTGTCCATTTTGTACGCATAACAACATCAGGCGTGCCGTCTGTATGTGTGATATTTATTGTTTCTGAACTCGTATATCCTTTGTCATGATATTTCTTATAAAGTAACCATTGATTGCCTTGTTTATATTGTATACCTTTCTCAAAAAGAATTTTATTCATTTGCCTTGCGCTCATTCCATAATCTTTAGCAATCTGATTTATGTTTACAAGGGCTTTGCTATGTAAAATTTTATCTGTATAATCTGCTTTGGGTTTAAGTTCACCGATAAGCTGTTCCTGCTGTTTATTTTTAATTTCTAAATCCTCTCTTTTTTCTCTTTCTTCTTTAAGTTCCATTAAAAGCTTTATGCCAAAATCGGGGTTTAATAGTATTTTATCTATTGTATTGTCCGTCATATATGCCCCGTGCTTACGAATTGTTGGAAGTACTTCATCAAATACCCAGCTTTCAAATTTTTCAGCGTTTTGGAGTTTGCTATGAGCAATAAGGCGGTAAACATTACACTCTGAAATAAACTTAGTTTGTTGTTCTCTTCCCAAACTATCAATGACTGGGCAAATCGCCCACCCATCTTCTTTACAGTGAGTTTTAATTGCTTTTGCTGTATCTTTATACCCTAAAATCTTTGCAACATCACTTCCACAAAACAAAATTTTACCGTTTTCCTCAATTGTTCTAATTTTACCAAACTCAACATTCTCAAAAATCTGTAAATTGTTATTCATAATATTTATCTCCTTTTCTAAAATAAACTCAATTTTTGTTAATTCATATATTATTTTTCCAATAAAAAAGGACAACCTTTTAGATTGTCCTTTTATGATTGATTCATTATAAAATCAATATCTTTCTCATTATCAATTATTTCTTTACTTCCGTTCATGTATTCTATTTCAACTTTATTTAATTTAACTGTTTTTATTGTACTATTATACCATGCTTTTGCCCAGCGAGATTGTTTACCTTGAACACCTTCACCTTTTGCATAAGGTCCAGTTGATTTAAAAGCTCCTTCAGAAAGATGATTCATGCTAAATGCACTTTCGTATTGAATTTTACATGATACAGGGTCACCTACTGCATTAAACGGTTGACAATAAAATGTTACATACTTAATTGTTTTATCAGAATTATTAACAAAATTAACTATTAAATCTGTTCCGCCATAATAATCCATATCACAAGGATAAACCGCATTAACTTTTTTTGTTTTTTTTAATTTTTCTTCTCTTGTTTTTTTAGATAATTCATGTTTTTCATTTTCTACTTCTTTAATTCTATTTATTTCACTTTCTTTGTCTTCAACAATGGGGCTAATATATTGTTGTGCCTCTATGTCTTCTGGACTGTCTTTAAAATTAGTGTGCAATTTTCCGGCAATTTTTAATAATTCGTCTTCATTATTTGTGTTATAAGCTTCTCTTGCTTCAAGTATTAAATTACGAGCACCATTAAGTCTATAATCAAGTTTTTCGTTTAAATAGTCAATTTCTTGTATTATGGTTTCTGCTTCTGATTTTAATTTTAATTTTTCTTTTCCGCCACAACCTGTCAATAATAAACATAAAATAACAATTAGTATTAACACTAATCTTTTCATAATTATTACACCACCCTAAATTTTTAGATTATTTTACCAAAAATTAAGGAAAAATGCAATAAAAAAATTAATTATGAAGTCCCTGAGCAGACATAAGAACTGCAGTTTGCATTTTTTCAGCTATAATATCAGCCATTTTTTCTATATCGACAGTTTCTTTAATATCTCCGGAAAATGTTATTTGTGTTTGTGGTACAAGTGTATTAGTTATAAACTTATTAATTGCGTCTTGTTCAGCTATTTCACGCCAATATTTTAAATCTTCTGATGCTATGTCAACGGTGTCGTTTATTTTGTCAACTTCTCCCACCTTATCTACATTAAAGTTACTTGGCGGAACAATTTCAACATCTCCTTCCTCTGGAACTTTTATGCTTTCTAATTTTTTTTGTAAATCCGATTGTTCTTTATCCATTTTTATAATTTCTTCTATTCCATTGTTTAATTGTAAATCAATATCTGATATTTCACTTCTATATTTTGATAACTTATAGCTTGCATCACCCCAATCTTTAATAGCTGTTAATTCTCGTGCAGATAGTCCAGCCGTTTCCTCTGTAATAATTCCGCTTGCAAGTTTTGAATAGTATGCGTTTGCAATATCTGTAGAAATTCCTTGTTTTTGAAGTCTTTGTATTTCCGACTGATATCTTTTGCTAAGTGTATCAAATTCAGTATTATCAATTTTTCTTGATTCTTTGGCTTCTTTAGCATTGTTTTCCAATTGAATTATTTGCCGTGCAGCTTGGTAAGAAATACCCTCACGTTTTGCACGTTCAATAACTTCTGTATCAAATGAACCTAAATTAGATACAATACCTGCGGCAGAATTAACCGCTTTAATAGAGCCAATTAAAGCTCCCATAGCTGACACTACTGTCATTATTGCACTTGCTACAAATATATATGGATTAGCATTCAATGCAGCGTTTAACCATCTTTGTGCTAATGTAGCATTTAATGTT